TTCAAAAAAGAATAGCAAAGCTTACTAAAAAATGGAGAGAAGCTGAGAGACAAAAAGAAGAGGCTTTAACTTATGCTGAAAGAGTTATGTTGGACAAGAGAAAAGCTGACGAAAAACTTTCAAAGTTAGAACCTGGATTTTTAAAGTCTACAGAAGAATCTATTGTATCTGGTCTAGAGTCTGCAAAAGCAAGATTAGCTGCTGCTAGAGAAGCAGGAGATATAAACGCTGAAGTAGAAGCTCAGACTATGATTTCTGAACTAGGTTATAAACAAGCTAGATTTTTAGAAGCTAAAGCAAATCAAGAACAGGAAAATAAACTTAAAGAAACTGAAGTTGAAAAACCTCAAGTTAATTTAAATAGACAAGAAGTAGCACAAGGAACACCTGATCCTAAAGCTTCATTATGGGCAGAGAAAAACACATGGTTTGGTAGAGATAGCGCTATGACCTACACTGCTTTTGATTTACATAAAAAACTAACAGAAGAGGAAGGTTTTGATCCTCAATCTGATGAGTATTATTCTGAAATAGATAGAAGAATAAGACTTGAATTTCCCCACAAATTTGTTAATAATGAACAAAAGGTGGAAACGGCTAAACCTGTACAGACAGTTGCATCTGCAAAAAGAAGTACTAAATCTGGTCGCAAAACTGTGAGACTCACTTCATCACAAGTAGCAATAGCTAAAAAATTAGGAGTGCCGCTAGAAGAATATGCGAAACAATTAAATATCACGAAGGAGGGATAAGCATATGGAAAATAATAATGACAAAAGAACCTCGCGTGCGAGTCAAACTAGAGAAAAAACAGCTCAGAAAAAAGTTTGGACTCCACCATCAAGTTTAGATGCACCCCCTGCACCGGCAGGATTTTTACATCGATGGATTAGAGCAGAAACCTTAGGATTTCACGACACTAAGAATGTCGCTGGAAGAATAAGATCAGGATACGAATTAGTTAGATCTGATGAATATCCAGATTCTGATTATCCACAAGTGGAAGACGGTAAATATAAGGGAGTGATCGGAGTTGGTGGCCTTGTGCTGGCAAGGGTACCGGAAGAAATCGCAAAACAACGTACTGACTACTATACACAACAAGCAGCAGATAACGTTGAAGCAGTAGACAACGATTTAATGAAGGAACAGCACCCAAGTATGCCTATCAATATTGATAGACAGACTCGTGTAACTTTTGGTGGCTCAAAGAAATCCTAATTAGGAATTCCTAACCCCAAAATTAACTTAAACCGTACTGGAGGTCCTTAGGGACAGGTACAAAAGGAGAAAACAACTATGGCAAACAAAGACAGTGCTTTCGGATTGAGAGCAATTGGAAAAGTAGGTCAGAATAGAGACAACCAAGGTTTAAGTGAATACAGTGTAAACACTACAACTAATACAATTTATTTCCAAGACCCTGTGAAAGCAGTGGCTGATGGTGGAATAACTGTAGCAGGTGCTGGTGATTTATTATTGGGATCGCTTAATGGTATTTTTTATACTGACACTTCAACTAAAAAACCTACGTGGGCAAACCACTATGAAGCAAATAATGCTGCGACTGATACAGTTGCATTCGTTTCTGATGATCCGTATGAAAGATTTGAAATACAATCTGCGGGTTCAGTTACAGGTGCTAATGTATTTTTAGTAGCTGATATTGCATACACAGCTGGTGATTCTGCAAACTACGTATCAAAAGCGGAGATATCTGGAACTATGACTTCAGGTGCTTCTGCACAACTTAGAATCTTAGGAATCTCAAAAGATCCTGACAATAACGATACAGCTTCGGCTAACGTAAACGTTGTTGTTAATATCAATGAGCATGTTCTAAATTCTGCTAACGGTATCTAATCGAATAGGAGATAAATTATGGCGATATCAAGAGGACAACTAGTTAAAGAACTAGAGCCAGGTTTGAATGCTTTATTCGGCTTGGAATACAAACGTTATGAAAATCAGCATGCTGAGATATATACTACTGAATCATCGGACAGAGCGTTCGAAGAAGAAGTAATGTTATCAGGTTTTGCTCAAGCACAGACTAAATCAGAGGGTTCAGGTGTAACTTTTGACAATGCTCAAGAGACTTTCACTGCTAGATACACTCACGAGACTGTAGCTTTAGCATTTTCAATCACTGAAGAAGCGGTTGAAGATAACCTATATGACAGACTTGGAAGTAGATATACTAAAGCGTTAGCTAGATCTATGGCGAACACAAAACAAGTTAAAGCGGTTAACCCGTTAATTAATGGTTTTGGAACATTCACTTCAGGTGATGGTAGTGCATTATTTTCAACTACTCACCCAACTATTAGTGGAACTGTATCAAACACATTAGCTACGGCTGCTGACTTGAACGAAACTTCATTAGAGCAATCATTGATTGACATCAATGCGATGACAGACGAAAGAGGTCTAAAAATCGCAGCAAGAGGTGTTAAAATGATAGTTCCTTCTGAACTTCAGTTCACTGCTGAAAGACTTATGAAGTCTCAAGGTAGAGTTGGTACTGCTGATAATGACATCAATGCAATCGTTTCTATGGGAATGGTTCCTCAAGGTTACAGAGTGAACAATTTCTTAACTGATCCAGATGCATTTTACATTATCACTGACGTGCCTAACGGTATGAAGTACTTTGAAAGAGCAGCTATTAAAACTGCTATGGAAGGTGACTTCGATACTGGTAACGTAAGATACAAAGCTAGAGAAAGATACTCATTTGGTGTATCTGACTTTAGAGGTATTTTTGCATCACCAGGTGCTTAATAATTAAATATTTGAGGCGGGACACAATCCCGCCTCATTTAAAATATAGAAAGAAAAAATGACTGAATACAAATACTTAGTAAAAATATTTACAAAAAATCTTCAAACAAAATTTGAAATCGAAAGTGAAAAAGAGATAAATAATGCGGATGAGCTAAATAAACCCATTATTGACTTTTTAGGAAAATCTGATATAAAATGGGAAAGAAATGATCTTCAGTTTACAAGCACTGGAAATGATTTTTATATAACCTATGAGGAGGTTACAAATGGCTCAGGACAACATGGTATTGTTCGCAAAGAAACTGAAACTCGAGTCTAGATGGAACGAGTTGTTTCTTGAAAATAAGGGACAAATTACCGCTGAAATGTCTGTTATTGGTGATGAGATCAAAACAGTAATTCGATCAATCATCAGGCAACAGGAAGAGCAAGTCCGAACCAATCCTAGAGATGGTGAAATCCATCTTTACGCTGGTTAATTACGGACTAATACATCGTTGAAAGTGTCAATCATTCCTAGGGATCTCTTGCACTCTACTAAAATCTAGTATATAAATTAATCACTATACATAAATTATATTCTACATAGACGCGTATAGTCGACGGCCTAGAGACTATGTGGAATTAACTAGGAGGATACACTATGGCACAAACTACATTTACAGGACCAGTCGTTGCCCTAAACGGTTTCATTGGTGGAGCAAATAACAATACTCCAACAAGAGCTAATGACACCCAACAAGGTGGTGGCGTTGCTTGGACTGTTGGTTCAAATACTTCAACTGTTACTATTGCATCTGGCACAAGAGCTGGTGAAACTTTAAGCGCAGTTGGTAATGAAGGTGTTATGATTTATGTTGCTAATGGATACACAGGAAATTCTGTTTACGCTTTTTCTGATGGTTCAGATTGGAAACAAATAATCACAGGTACTAACATTACAGCAAGTTAATTAATTATGGAGCCCTTCGGGGCTCCTTTAAAATTTAAGGAGATAAATTATGGCAGCTAAAGGTGACGTAAAAGCAGTAAGAGTTGATAGCACTGGATCTGTTTTCGCAGGAAGAACTAGACTTAGAGGTATTATTGTAGAAAATACAAATGCTACAACTGCTCAGTCAATTACTTTACAAGACGAAAATGGAACTCAGTTTATATCAAGTTGTCCGGCAGGAGATGTATTTGCATTTAATCTTCCAGAAGATGGAATTTTGTTTAAAAGTTTTATGACTGTGAATGCAATCGGTGCGGATGTTGCGGCTACGATATTATTAGATAAGTAGGAGTTTAAATGGCAACTTCTGGTACTACAACTTTTGAATCTGGTTTTTATATTGATGATGTAATTACTGAAGCTTATGAAAGAATAGGTAGATTTGATTATTCTGGTAACGATATAAAAACAGCTAGACGTTCTTTAAACATAATGTTTCAAGAATGGGGCAACAGAGGTTTGCATTTTTGGGAAGTAAAAAATA